CGGTGTGCTGTTGTTTGGATTCTAGGTTGCACATCAACCACAGTAAACATATCACCAAATTGATGAATACGATTTTTACCGTGTCTGGATTTACCTTTTAATTGTAATCTGTCGCCACGTTTGAACATAATATACTCCACACATTTACCATTATGCATATATTATATCATTATTTGCCATAAATGTAAACAAAAATCTGCACTTGATATTCAAATGTTTTTGGGTATTGTTCTGGATTGGCTAATTTATTACCGTAAAATTTTATAAGTCTTTGGGTAAATGTCTCGAGTGTATCTTGCATCCGATAAACGAATTATAGTACTCATCTCTGAGCAATACATCCTTCTCAAATTGGAGTTTCGCTTCATAGTACGACATCTCGCCTTTTGTTTTACATAGGCGAAGAATCTCTCTCTTATAGTTCTCTTGTCCTTTTTGCTCAACGAGCAATTGGACTTCTTTACTCGAACCAAAGTAAGTGCGCCAGTCGGACTCTGTACGAGTGCGTACGCGTCTGGATCTCTTGGAATTTTTGGGTAGTGTTTTTGGTTTCCAAAAATTCTTTTTACCGATATACATCTTGCCCGTATCGAGCTCAGTAATCTGGTAAACAAAACCTTGATACTCTTCAGGTGTTTCATCGTATAAAGCATCATTATAATACCACATACACTTATATATTATTTACACAAATCTTCATATTTTGTGGTATGAACTCTATGTTGTGATAGGTCTCTTCCTAAGTAACCAGGAATTTTTGGTTCTTTTATTTTAAATAAATTAATAAGAAAATTAACTAGCACTTTCATATTCCAATTCCTCCACTTCTGCTCTACGTCCACACACCGGACAAAACTCAGGTTTCTCTCCACCCTCGCAGAATATTACAGAAACGCTGTAACACTCCTCACATTCTATCTTCCACTCACTCATTAAAAATCAATCTCACAAGCACCACCAGCACATGCCGCCGCGGCCATTGTATCTACATCTGTAAATACTTGTTCCGTAAGATCTTCATTCCAATTTACCGGTTGTAGATTTTGTTGAATTTTATTCCATTTGTGGAAAAGATATGCATCCTTGAGACAATACTCTGCCTTTTTAATATCACCCTTGGTATAATTTTCAGCAAAGGCATTGAATCGTCTGACCCAATCCTGCCTTGCAGAATTTTCGGATGATTCCAATGATAGGTCCATTCCCATACCTTGGGCAGTAGAACATGCATCCCATAGGTTAGGAAATACTTTTAATGCATCAACAACCATACCAGATGCAAAAATGGCAGCAGCGCCATATTTCTTTACCATTTCTTTTTCATCAATGACTGCAGTATTTGGTGCCTGGTTATAGTCTTTATCACCAGACATACCTAGGAATGAAATACCAGAGAATGAATAACGATTTTCAAATACATATTTTTCTACCTCATCCCAATCATCTACAATAATAGTATTTGATACATTATGACGAACACCCTCATCTGCACAAAGTTCTTCATTTGTACCTGCAACAACCCAATGTTTTTGGGCCTTTTTTACAAGTTCAAGATGTTTCACACCAAGCAATTCATCCTTATACATTGATCCTTTATTTGGAATAATTGGATATGAAATTACAACATCTGTACCATTTGCTGACCATACAGATTCTTCAATCATGTATGGATTCGATTTAATAATGGCTTGTGTGATTTCAGATTCCTTATTCATCTGAATGTTCCGAATATATTTGGCCGAATGTTCGGCGTGGATTCCACTTGCTGTTTGGAGTAGAACACTTGCGTTCCCACTTGGCTTGACACAAGTAGTCCTAGCAGCAGGGTTGATACCAATAATACCGGCAACAATCTTATTGACATCCTTGACAATCTTTGCGCCTTTTTCCAAAATTTTTTCATTGAACAATACCTCAGGATTATTCATCCAACCAGTGATTGAAACACCAAGCAAGGCTTCTCTATCAAAGATCTTTTTTGATACTGGTGATAAGAATCTAAAATCTGTATAACCAGCCTGTAGTGTACCTAAAATAGCACCTGCGCGGCATGCTTTATAAAAATCTTCCTCAGTGTTACACATGCCACCATTAATCTCTGTTAGGTTGCAACCTTGCCAACCAGATTCACCATCATATTGTGGGAACATACCAATTTCAACACAAGGATTTGTTGTATGTTCTTTTGATGTTGTAAAATAAAAACCAGGCTCACCAAATGATTTGACAGACTCCATGATCTTTGCAAACATTTCTGGTGTTGCCTCATCACGCACAATCACAGCAGAGTTATTGGAACGACCACGCTGTGGATTATCCATAAACCAATTACCTGTTTTGGCATTCATCATTTCATCATCTTCTGGTGAGAAAAGACAAATGGTAGCAGAACGACGAACACCGCCAGAAAGAACTGCATCAGCCGCATGCATACAAATATCATAAACGGTAATAGGTCTTAATGCAATTGGTTCTTTTGAATCAATTACAAGACTTTGTAGAATCAATTCAATCTTATCAAGTGATTTACGAAGGCCTTCTGGACCTGGAGCCTTAAATCCACCAGAGATCTTTGCACCTTTTGGTCTGATGTTTGTAAGATCAAAAAAGACACGGCGACCTTCATACTCTGGAAATTTACCCCCACCTACAAAGTAAGATGCAAGTAGTACATCCAATGCAGATGCCCAACCTTCAATTGAATCTTCTACAATATAACCTTTGGCTTGTTTTGTTCTCTGTTGAACCTTAGGTAATTTGGCTACGTGATGTTCTTGTACAGAGAAACCTGCACCTGCACCACATAATAGAATATAAAAATATTCACCAAAGAATTCTGGACGATCAGCATATGATGAAGTACAATTGTACATTCTCATTTGATGCTTCATCAATTGCTCACCACCAAATTGCAATGCACGTTGGGCACCAAGAACACGTTGTTCCTTATACGCAGCTCTTGCTTCCTCAATAAATGGTCTTAATTTATCTTCACTTGATTCATAATTTACTTCGTGCATGGAAATAACACGATCTACAGCCTCGTCCCAGGATTCATATCCACCGTTGCCATCTTCTTTAAAACGAGAATAGCCTTCATAGAATTTAGTCTGTGACAAAAACTCTCTCGTGTCTACATTTGGTGTAGCCATCTAATTACCTCAATTTATTTGATTTGTTTTTTTTCTGGTACTATTATATATCATATGGCGGTACTTGTAAACCACTAATATGCGTTATTCTATAATTATTTGGGGAAAAGACTTTTTACTAGTCCTTAAAATACTTATAAGTCATTTCAAGCATATCGTCATATTTGGCAATTTGTTCCATTTCTTGTTCAATTGCCTCCATAATATCCGGATGCTCACCCACACCAACTGGATGATTTAGATATACTTCAACATTCATTCTGTGTTTATCAATATGACCTTTGGCGTGTGATTCAAAGGCCGCTAGAATATCATCTCTCAAGTCTTGCATTATTTTCTCCGTTCTATAAATTCTAAAAACCAATCCATAAATTGATCTGAATTGGTTAATAAATTTATTTTTTCAGTATTAGAAATCCTATTTTGTTTTAAAGGTAATTTACCATTTACTTTAAATTTAGGAATATCTTCGAACCATATAGTTTTTTCCACATTAAACTTTCTTTTATCTATATCAATTAATCTAATGGCCATGTCATCAAACCATTCTCGTTGATAATAGAACTTTTGACTTGGTTCTAATCCATTATAAGATTTAGATTTTTCATTATAGCATACCCATTTTTTTGTTGTCCATCCAATGCCATAACTTAAAAATTGTCCTAGTATATCTTTTCTTTTTACTAAAATTATGGGCTTATCTAAAATGTAATCAAACACATGCTCGCTCATGCACGGACCTACATGCATTTTCCATATTGTCTTATCTTTTAAATTTTTTATTCTAGATAAATTGACGGAGTCCCACTCGTCTTTATCTAAATTTGGCCAAGTAGGATGGTGTTCTGGTTCAAAGTGTTCGAATCCAAAATCTTCAGATAGAGCTTCATAATCAGGGTATTTGTTAATATACCATTTAGTAACAAACGTGGTACCACTTCTAGGAGTACCAACAATAATTTTATGATTTACTTTACTCTCCGTGCCTTATCAATTGCTCTTGAACCAAACCAAAATGAAATAATAGCTGCAAAGATTGCCTTTGTATCCTCATCCCATAATAATTGAATTGCCTCAGAAAATTCTGTTCCTTTTTCAAGTGCTTCCATTAAAAGGGTAATTTCAATAGTAGCAAATAATCCAAAGAATGCATAAGTGATAACGGGTCTAACTGACCTTTGAAGAC